GGAAACTCCGTACCCTTAACCTTATCGTTTTTGAGGATGGTGTCTTTGAAGCAGTTCATCAATTCACTGTCGATTTCAATGTACTCATCCAGATTGGAAATCATCATGCCACGGCCTTGGGGCTGTATCATTATTACCACCGTCCCGTTGCCATAGAGCTTGATATACGGTCGGCTCTCAAAAGCAGTCGGATTGGTGATCGTCAGTTCAGAAGCGTCAGCCGACACCGTTTCCTGCCCCGCAAGGCTGTACTTATAAGGCTTGCAGTTGAAGGTAACCGTAAAACTTCCGACCTTGTTCAGCTGCTCCTCAATGTCCAGACTGCCGGAGATGACGCCGTAGCGGAAATACTCCGCATCGTAAGAGTCGGTGATTTCGTGGTATCTGTCCGGCTCGGAATAAAGCCAGCCCTTAATGTCCCGCAGGACAGCGGCAAGTGCGGCTATATTCTTCCGAGCGAGGAACACTGTGTAGGTCACCTTGATGTTGGCAAAGCGGCGGTTCGGATTGATGATGTCACCGCTCCTGCCGGAAATGGAAATGAACTCCGCATCGTATTCCGGTGCGGAGAACACGTCCTTCTTCTCGATATGCAGTCCGAAATCAGCGGAACTGCGGCCGTTGTAGGTGAAATAGCTCATGCGAATACCACTCCTTTCCGCTGGGCGAACTGATTCGCCGTTTCCATGACTTCGTTGGTGAGTTGACGGATATCCTCGCTGCTGTAATTGTTGAAGTTCGTGATGTTCAGGGCGATGGTGAAAGCAGATGCCGCCTTACCGACCACACCGTCCACGGCGGAGCGGATTGAGCCGTTCACGTCAAAGTCGGTGGGCAGAGCCGTCTGCATATCGTGAGCAAGGTCGCCCATGACGCCGTTGATGTCCTCTGCCATTCCTTCTGCGGCTTTGACCGCTTCATCGCCGTTGTCGTCAATGGAGCCTGCAAGACCCTTGACCAGCATTTCACCGACCCATGCCATCTCCTTCGAGGGCGAATGGATGCCGAAGAAATCGCAGATACCGTCCCAGATGGAGGAAATCCACCCGGACACCTTGTCCCACAGCCAAGAGGCAAGCTGGGTAATACCGTCCCACAGGCCTTTTACGATATTACCGCCGATCTCCACGATCTTATACATCAGAGAACCGAAGGCTTTCACGATACCCGCAATGATCTGCGGCACGGCCTTGACGATCTCTACGATGATGGTGGGCAGGTTTTCAATCAGTGCAACGAACAACTGCACACCTGCCATGATGATTTTATCGATGTTTCCGACCAGAGCATTGACAATGCCGGAGATGATTTGCGGAATCGCCTGCACGATGGTGGTGATGATCTGCGGCAGGGCTTGAATGAGAGAAATCAGCAGGTCGATGCCCGCTTGAATAATGAGCGGTATCGCATTCAGCACCGCGTTGATAATACCGTCAATGATTTTCGGAATGGCTTCCACGATTGCCATAATGATATCCGGCAATGCGGCAACAAGCGAGGTCAGAAGCTGAATGCCTGTTTCAATGATCTGCGGAATCGAATCCAGTAAAAAGGTAATGATGCCGTTGATGATTTCCGGCAGAGCGGCGATCAACACGGGGATTGCGTCCAGAAGCCCTTGCGCCAATCCCGTGATAAGCTGCAGCGCAGCATCCAGGAGCATCGGCAGGCTGTCCACCAGTCCTTGTACGATGGTGACGATAGCCTGCACCGCTGCCGGAATGAGCGTGGGCAGCGCATCCGCAATGCCGGTCACCAGCGTGGACACCAACTGAACCGCAGCGTCAATAAGCAGGGGCAGATTCTCGATCAGCGTGTTCACGATGGTCATGAGTGCGGACACCGCCGCCGGGATAAGCTGCGGAAGCAAAGAAAGCAGCGTTTCCAGCACCTGCGAGAACAGTTCGGTGACTGCTTCCAGCAGTGTGGGCAGCAGTTCACCCACAGCCGTCAGCAGGGCATCCAGCGCCGTGGGCAGAGCCGCCACGATGTTCTCAATAACCGGGGTGATGTTCGCCACCACGGTCTTGAAGGCATCCACCATGTTGTTGCACAGCAGCTCCATGTCAGCGTCCGCATCACCAAAGCCTACGATGAGGTTCGACACGGCGGATTTCAGTGCATTGACAGAGCCGGAAATGGTAGCTTCGGCTTCCTTGGCAGTTGTGCCCGCAATGTCCATGCTCTCCTGCATGACATGAATGGCTTCCACCACATCTGCGTAGGAGGAGATGTCATACTTGACGCCGGATATCTTCTCCGCATCGGCAAGCAGTCGCTCCATTTCCTGCTTTGTGCCGCCGTAGCCCAGCTTGAGGTTGTCGAGCATCGTGTAGTTCTGCTTGGCAAAACCCTGGTAGGCATTCTGAATGGAGGACATATCCGTACCCATCTTATTGGCGTTGTCGGACATATCCGTAATTGCCATATCCGCATACTTTGCGGCCTTTTCGGTATCGCCGCCGAGAGACTGGATCAGGCTTGCAGAGAAGCCCGTGACCGTTTCCATGTACTCATTGGCAGAGAGTCCTGCCGTTTTGTATGCGTTGGCGGCATACCGTTGGATCTCCTGCGATGAGTCTTTGAACAGGGTGTCAACGCCGCCGACCAACTGTTCATAGTCCGCATAGGCAGCGATGACCTCTTTGCCGAGCTTCACGGCGGCGGCACCTGCGGCAACAGCCACGGCACCGAGTGCCACACCTACGGTTTTGAGAACCTTGCCGAAGCCTTCAAACTTACTGCCGGATTCCTCCGCAGCCTTGCCGCCCTCCTTGATGGCTTTCTCGTTCTCGTCCAGCTCACGGTTCATATCGTTGAGGGCGGCTTCGGCATTGTTGAGTTGGATCTGCCAGTTCTGGGTGCGGCGGTCGTTCTCCCCGAAAGAGGTGGCGGCATTCTGCAGAGCCTTGCGAAGGGTGTCGATTTTTGTAGTCTGCTCATCGATCTCTTTTCGCAGCACCTTATTCCGTGCGGCGAGTGCCTCCACGGATTTATCGTTTTTATCGAACTGAGAGGTGGCGAGCTTCATTTCGGAGCCGAGCACCTTGAAGGACTGGTTGATGTCCGCCAGCGCTTTTTTGAACTCCTTTTCGCCCTCAAGACCGATCTTCAGTCCGAAACTGTCTGCCATGTACCGTCACCTCCTTAAATGCCGTCCGGGATAATATCGTCAATGTAGTGTTCGTGAGCAGGAACAGCCTGTCCGTTATACTGCTTGTGGCATTCCCACAGATCCAGCAGCAGACCGAACGGCATCAGCCACACTTCATCCTGCGACAGATGAAGGTGGGCAAGGCCGTAATAAAGAAGCCGGGTAAACAGCTCCGCATCGGAGACCGTTACCCGACTTGTGCGTTTTTTGAGTCTTTCTCGCTTTCCACATTCCGCTTGGTGCCCTTATAGAGAGCTTCCGTAATGGCGGTTTTGTATCCTGCAAGGTCGAGTGGCGTGGTCAGAAGCTCCACCACATCCTCGGTGAGCAGCTCCTTGGGATGCCCCTTATCCTTGAGGTTGTGGATGAGGATGCTCTGATTTGCCAGAAGCGTGATCAGCCACACGATCTCACCAATAGCCATTTCAAAATTCTCGGACTTCATCAGCTTCTCACCGAGGTTTTCCAGCCCGCCATAGCGACCGGCGATCTCCTTGGTGGCCTTGGTTGTGAGGAGCAGCGTGTACTCCTCGTCACCGATGGTGATGACTGCGGTTCTTTCGTTATCCATTGTGCGTTACCTCCGTTAACCCTGTTTTTCGGGTGTCGTGGTATAGGTCGGCTCATAGACTTCCTTATACCAGTTCGTGATAGTCGCAGCGGTCACATCGCCCTCCAGTGCCTCCGCTTTCCACGGGTGCTTGCCGCCTGCGTCTGCCTTGTTGCGGCGCAGAATGGTGCCTTCAATGGTCGGCGTGAAAAAGGTAATGCTGTCGCCCTTGGTGGCAAGGTTCGTCGCCGGAATACCGAATTTCACGCGGTACAGCCAGTAATACTTGTACTTGCCGTTGGACTTCTTGGCACGGAAGCCTACCGCCACAGGGTCGCCGCCGTCCTCGGATGCGGAAATCAGCACCTTGTTCTTGTCAATAGTCGCACCCGTGAGGTCGGATGCCGCCGCAGAGCCGATATCGTCAATGCCGAGGGAGAGTGTGCCGGATTTGAATTCCTTCACGATCTCCGAAGCGCCGTCATCGGCATAGAGCGTCGCCTCTGCCAGTTCCACCGAAAGGTCAGCGGAGATGGCTTTGGCAAGCTGGGACGGCGTACCGTAGGTTTCCTCACCGGCGTCGTTCTCGGTGATTTTTGCGTAATACAGTTTGTCAAGACCGATAGTCGCCATAACTTATTCCTCCAGTTCGTAGATTTGCGCCACATCAATGGCGTAGTGATGATAGCCGGTTTCGGTCTCAAAGCCGATGTACCGGCGGTCGGTAATATAAAAATCCGCACCCAGCATGGCTCGGACGAGTGCATTTTTCAGTTTGGTGTAACTGCCCTTTGTGAAGAGGGACAGCCGTGCCTCCTGTGTCTCACAGCCGGGAGCGTTGTCGGCGTGAAGCTCAAAGTTGTCCGATAGCGGGGTTATCACAAAATAGGTGTCCGGGGCTTTGCCGGAGAACACACCCGTTTCCACTGGAACACCGCAATGCTCGGCGATGGTTTGTAAATCGGATAGAAGACTCACAGCTTTTCCACCTCCTCATCCAGCGCCTTGGTCATGGCATCGATGCATTCCTGCCGGGATGCCGTTTTCGCAGGTTTCAGAAACGGTTTTGCGGGCTGACCGTGCTTGCCGTATTCGAGAATGTTGGCCAGCTTGGCATTGCTGCCGCCGTCCGAGCGTGGCTCGGCAAAACCGACCTTGATGTCGTGGTTGCCGTCCCGGTTCAGCTTGGAGGGCGAAAGGCCGAGTGCGCCTTCCAGTTCGCCCGTGGTGCGGGATTTGAATTTTGTCCCTCTGCCAATGACGGAGGAAAGATTGCTCTTGACCCTTTTCAGCACGACCTCGCCACCGGCCTGCAGGACGGTATCTGCCACGCTGTCAAAGTTGCTGCCGAGCTTGGATATCTTCAGAAGGAAATCCTCCGGCATTTTCATATCGCACTTAGCCAACGGTCGGCACCTCCTTCTTTGCCAGCAACTCAATGTACATCCCACGCCCCTTTACATCCTCCACGGACATAATGTCGTAGCGACAGTCATCGCAGATGAGAAACTGGTCGGTAGTGACCGTCAGCCCAGGAATACATCGAAAGCGGAACAGGTCGGTCGCTTCACTGAATGCAGCGAGGTTTGCCCACCGCTGACTGCCGTGCCGACCTTCCCGGTACACACGGACGGAAGCGAGGACTTCATCCTCGGAATGGGTAAAGCCCTCGCTGTCCTTGACTTGACGGCTTTCCACGATGTCGGCAAAGCCGTTCATTTTTCCAAAGCTCATACCTGCCACCGCCTATCCAAGCGGAGCAGCAGATTGACGGTGTTCCACACCTGCTGCGCCGCTCCGGTGTTATCCGCAAAGAAGCCGCCCGTGCTGCCGTCCCGGCTTTCATAGAAGTGGGACGACAGCATGATGACGGCTTGCTCTGTGGTGGCTGGCATAGGGTTCTCCGTGTAATAGCCCTCCGGGATGTGCTGGTAGCTTTCGGCGTAAGAAACAGCGGCAGTGATGTAGCCTTTCAGCAGCTCATCATCCGCCGTGTGTTCCAGGATAAGGTTGGCTTTCACTTTGGAAAGAAGCTCGTCCATCACCGCCGCCTCCTCTCATTAACCGCCGGAAGAAGCGGAGCCTTTCTGCTGCAGTACCTTGATGGCTTCGGGCAGAATGAGCTTGCCGTCCAGGCGCTTGGATGCGATGAAACCGATCTGACCGGTCTCCGCAAAGCGCTCGTTCAGACGCTTGAAGGTAATACCCAGGCGGTCGCCGATCCAGTAGTAGTTGAAGTCGCCGAAAGCAACGGTCTTCTGACCGGCCGCCAGCTCCGGCGCATAGGGAGAGGTGTAGATACGCTTGCCGAGCAGCGTATCAAAACCGCCCTCGTGCAGAGCGGGCTGCCACAGATACTGGCCGTTGGAGTCCTTCAGCTTGCGGATGTTCTTCATGGTGGAGTCATTCAGAAGCCACACGGCGTTCTTGCGGTAGGCGCTGTTCAGAGAGTAGAACAGGTCGATGAGCTCATCGGCGGTGATGGCGGTCGCAGAACCGGCCGTGACGCCAAGCTGACCGCCGCCAGTGGCATTGAAAATACCCGTGGGCTTGCCGCTGCCGTCGCCGGTGAGGAACGCCTCTTCCTCCTTGTTGCCGATACGGCGGGCGAACTCGGTGCGGAAGTAGGCTTCCAGGTCAAAGGCAGAGTCGTTCAGAAGCTCCTCGGACACCTTGATCATGGTAGCGACCTTGTGTGCGCCGATGAGCTGCTGACCGAAAGCATCATCGCCTTCGGGAATGGTGCCTTCCTCATCGACCCAGGCGGCAGTGCCCTTGGTGGCGACGATGGGGATCTTGTGACTGCCGGAGGCAGTGGTGATGACATGAGCCAGGCTTCTGACCACATTCTCGGCTTCGAGAGACTGCACCAGCGTCTGCTCAAATTCATCGGGGACGAGGTAACCGCCCTCGCTGTCCACGCCTTCCTGCAGAGCATTGCGGATCTCTGCGGTCAGCATACCGCCCTTGGTACGTGCCTGCGCCCAGAACGCCTTCTTATAGGCATCGGAAGCACGGCCAGTCTTGGTGTCCACCTTTGCCGTGTCGGGCTTCTGGGTGATGGGGGTATTGACCGGAGTGTTCAGCTCACGCTCGAAAGCGTCCAGACGCTCTTGGCGCTCGATCTCACGACCGAGGTCGACGATCTCCTGTTCCATCTTCTCATAGGTGGCGGTGTCCTCGGCGGTGAGGACGCCCTTATCGCTTCGGTGGGAGTCGAGAAATGCCTTCGTCTGCTCCCAGGTCTTTGCACGCTGTGCGCGCAGTTCGTTGATCTTACTCATTGTTTGTATCCTCCTTAAGGTTTGATAAGTGCGAGTCTCTTTTCGAGCTCGGAGATGGGTGTGCCTGCACTTTTCGCAGGTTCGGACAGTGTGTGATGGCTCTTGACCTTGGACATGAGCGAGTTGGTGACGGCTCTGCGGCTGAACACGAAGCTGTCCTCCGCAGCGGCGCTTTCACCGTCTGCCTTGAACAGCAAATCATCGGCAAAGCCCAGCTCCACAGCCTTGTTGGCATTCATCCAGGTCTCGGCATCCATGAGGTGGCTGAGCTTGGCACGGGACAGGCCGGTCTTGATCTCGTAGGCATTGATGATGCTTTCCTTGACTTCGGAGAGCATATCGATTGCCTTCTGCATCTCCTCGCTGTCACCGATAGCGACCGTCAAGGGGTTGTGGATCATCATGAGCGCCGTGGGTGACATGAGCACCTTCGTACCTGCCATCGCAATGACGGATGCGGCAGAGGCGGCAATACCGTCGATCTTGACTGTGACGTCACCGTGGTAGTCCATCAGCATATTGTAGATTTGGGCGGCTGCCACGCAGTCACCACCGGGCGAGTTGATCCAGACAGTGATATTCCCGGAGCCGGACATCAGCTCATCCTTGAAAAGCTGCGGCGTGATTTCATCGTCAAACCAGCTCTCCTCAGCGATCGTGCCGTTTAAGAACAGGGTTCTCTCTTGGATCTGTTCCTGCGTCTCCTCGTTGGTCACTGTCCTGTTTTTCCAATTCCAGAACTTCTTCATCGGATTTTTCCTCCTTTCCGTTATCGGTGTTGATATTTGCAAAAGCTCCGGCGTTTTGCAGCGGGAGCATATTGCCGTTGATGAGGTATAAGTCGCCGCCGTCCTCTGCCGGGATGCGGTCGAGGTTTTCCAGCTCACGGATGTCGTTGGCAGACATCCAGCCGTTCTGGCGGCCGATGGCGTACCCGTTCATGCGGCTCTGGTAATCGCCGCGGAGCAGACCTTCCAGATTGAACTTCACGAAATACACGGCTTTTTCGTCCTTCGACAGGAGCGACCGTTGAATGGATTGCTCCCAGCGGATGACCCAGGGGTCAAGGGTGTATTTCACAAACTCAAGGGACTGCTGCTCGATATTAGAAAAGCTCGACTTTTCCAGGTCGCCGACCATGTGGGGCGGGACTCGGAAAATTCGAGCAATTTCATTGATTTGGAATTTTCGTGTTTCGAGGAACTGTGCCTGCTCCGGCGAGATGCCGATAGGCGTGTATTTCATGCCTTCCTCCAGCACGGCGATCTTATTGGCGTTACCGCTGCCACCGAAGGTGGACTGCCAGCTCTCACGCACACGCTGAGGGTCTTTGATCGTACCGGGGTGTTCCAGCACACCGCCCGGAGCGGCACCGTTGGCGAAGAATTTTGCACCGTATTCCTCACAGGCAATCGCCATGCCAATGGCGTTCTTTGCCATAGCGATGGGACTGTAGCCCACCAAGCCGTCAAAACCCAAACCGGGAATGTGAAGCACTTCGGATGGGTCAAGATAGACCGTTGAGCCTTTCATGGTGGGTGCATCATCGGACTGGGTGGAATAGAGGTAGTAGAGCTTGCCGTTCTTGTCCCGGTTGACCTCCATGCGGTTGGGCATAAGTGGGTACAACGCCACCACTTCACCTTTGCCGTTTCGGATGATCTGAGCGTAAGCGTTGCCCCAGAGGAGCAGGTGCGTCATGAGCGTTTCTCGGAATACAAAGGAGCTCATCTCCGGGTTCGGCTCATCGTGGAGCAAGCGGTAGAGCGGATGGTCAAGTGCTATAGCTTTGCCGCCGCTGTCCGTGTATTTGTAAAGATGCAGCGGCAGTCCCGCCACAGCCTCCGACAGGATGCGGACGCAGGAGTACACGGCGGTCATCTGCATGGCGGAGCGTTCTGTCACCGCTTTACCGGAGGTCGTGCCGCCGAAGAAAAAGGCGTAGTTGCTGCCCGATGTGCGGTTCTGAGGCTTGTCCCTGGATTTGAACAGCCCTGAAAAAATACCCACCTAAATCACTCTCCTTCAAAATGGGCAAAAGAAAAGCACCTGTCCGTAGACAGATGCTCTCGTTGTGTTGAATTCAGATCGTTTCGGTTTCGCTCAGTTGACGGCTGATGTCCCGTCCACCATAAATTATACGGACGGCATAAACCGTGTTTTGGGTTTCG